GGGGCGAAATCGCTGATGGGAAATAAGGAACGATTTTTCTTGACGTAAATCTGGTAATCGCACTCGTGGGACAATAGAACCGCTAATATCTGGTAAAAGTAGATTTTTCGCAATATTTGTCTTGAAAAATTCGTTGCTGCCGAGCTGCTCGCCATTGTGGACATTAAAACGTACTGGATCACCACGTACGCGAATTTGGGTCAAAATATTAAGTGGAATATTTGCGTGGCTTGTATTACTAAAATTACTCTCTACAATACGTGCGCACCACGAAACAGAAGGATTGACCTCCTTAGGAATCATTTGTTCAACCCGTTTAGCAGATTCCTTCCATTCAGGTATCTTATTCTCATCGCAAAAAATAGTCAATGCTTCCTGATTCCATAGGAAAGGAACTTGGATTACCTGAACTCCTGACAAAAATTCTAAGTATCGTACGTCCTGTTGCGAGTAAAAATCGTATGTAGTAATGGCGGTGAGATTCTTGAAAGACCTCTGGGTCAAATTCCACTGATAGACCGACGATTCAATATCGTGAAAAATGGGTGGCTGATGGACCCAAAGAATTCGGTGGTCGGCCACTTTAGGGCGCAATTCGTCTGGGAACGACCAAACCACTTCAAAAACTACGTCGTATCGGTTTTTTGATTCGGGTTCCCATGGCACTCTTGGAGGCAGGTTTTCTTTGAGTCCTAACACGTCCATAAACCAGTCCTGTTCGCCAGCGGGGTACAACAGCGTTACATCATGGCCTGACGTGTGTAAGGCTTTTGCGAGGGAACATGCGACCTGTGGAATACCTCCACTAAAATAACTATTAAGAAATCTTACAGTTACGCCAATCTTCATGATGGTCTATAAGATGTCTTATGGGTGGTTTTTAAACTGCCTACGATTACGCTTTCTTGAATAAAAGATCGCGCCAGGCCTCTATGTTCGCCGGATTATTGATAGAAAAATTCCAAGTGAGTTGCTTTACTTGCGCTGCGTAGGCAACTTTATTACTATCATGATACTTGATGATACGGTTGATTTGCTCGGCACCGCCATCAAAATCGTTTGCTTCATAATAGTATCCATATTCCTTGAAACGTTTGATGTTATGGACGACCGGAAAACCCATAGAAATAAACTCTAAGAAACTATAATTATATTCGTTATTCACCTGGTGCATAATAATAATGGCAGATGGAAATGCTCTCACTAGATTTACAATATGGGCGCGTGGAGTAAGTTGTAGCTTATTATCCTTGTGAATGCTGAGATTAGGAAGTACAGAGGTCTTGTAATATGGGTTATTTTTGAGTCGCTCACCATTGATTGCTATAACCTGACCTACCCGTTTTGGATGAAGACGATAATACGCCTCCGCAATGGTAATAGGAATCACCGAGTTCTTTTGGAAACTGATGTTTGGTTCCATAATGACAAAAACACGCTCCGATTCCAAAGATAATCCCTTATCGTCATATATTTGCCCCATATCTTCAATAAACATAGGGTCCCAAACATACGGCGCTATCCTGGTTTTCCCACAAAGTGCGTTGATAGAACCGGCGTATTCAGCGTGGAAATCATAATGAGGACTTACCCAAATCTCGTCCAATTCACCTGCTACGTGATGGCTGAAATTAACGCCCTTCATAAACGTCATCGTTTCAATATCAATATTCAAAATGTTTCCAAGGTAGAGTTTGCTCACCTTAGCGCCCATGGACCGGAAAAATCGGCGAATGCCTGGGTCGCACGACATACCCACCTCAAGGTACGAAGCGACTGGAAAAGGGTTGGCGGCATACTCCTTAAAATCCATCATACGAAACTTTTCGTGAACTTTCGCATCTTTATGATTCTGGTTATTATCTACCATCAACCACGGTTTGAGTCCCATCACTTCCAACATACGATAGATTATATAAATGTTTTGAAATAGACCATTCGCCCAAATATGATCATCAGGAATGCGAATCGTCGTAAGAATGACGTTAAGTTTGTCGTCCGTTGCTTTCATTTCGGCCATCTTGGGCGGAGTCACGGGCTGAACGGTCAAACCGTAACCGGTGCTGATATTTGGAAAACTCATCATTAGTCGTTCATTTGTTTATGTTTTTAAGCCAGTGACGCAGTCAAGTCTATTGGCAACGTCCCTTCTCGGCAATCTCTGCTCCGTTACACATACAGGTCTGTGCCTCGCACATTTCGCCGTTTTTTATTGGCTTAGGAAATACATACTGTTCCTGAAAGCCTTCGTACTGTTTGGTAAAATGATAGACGGCCTTATGAGTAATGGCGTAAATTACGGCAAAAATAACACCGTGTGTGACCGCAACGATAATAGGCTTTCCCTTTGGTGGTATGGTCAATAAGATACCGGGTGTTAAAGCAACGAAAAGAAGGGCGGTGAATATTGTCATTAATGGGTGAAACATCTCTATAAAGTGTGGGTTTAAAATCGCTCACTATAAATTAAGGAGATTCATAATGACATCTCGCTCCGGTGGTCTAATTGAACTGGTTGCCAGAGGCAAAAAGGACATCTTTTTTACCGCAAACCCAAAGGTCTCTTTTTTTCATAGTGTTTACATGCGTTCCGTGCCATTTACAAAAGAGATATACATAGCACAACCACGAAATCAACCAGATTGGGGTCGTTGGGTAGATTTTGATATAGAACATCGTGGTGATATGGCTAAATACTTCTTTCTCCATATTCAATTGCCTACTTGGTTGCCACCCGCTGCTGTAGCGGCCAATCCAACAGGAATAGTAACAGACCCCAGTGGCGTCACATTCGGTTATACGAACAATATTGGATTCCAAATCATTGATAAGATACAGGTGTTTCAGGACCAAGTTATTATTCACGAAAACTACGGTGAATATCTATCGTGGCGTAATCGCCAAACCGCTGAAACGGGACCAGTATTCTTGATGAACGATGAAGTCGGCTCACGCTTGGAAACACCACTGGCCATCGGCCGTTCCGCTACGGTCGGCGAACTACGTGTCCCTATACCCATTCTTGGCAGCGAGGAATTGTTTGAACCAGGAATACCAATGTCTGCTCTCAACCAACAGCGTTGGCGTCTTCGCATCTATTTACGCAAATTGAACGAAGTGGTGGTTGCCAGTGATGGACGACTTTTACCTCAACCGTGGAATGGCAAACCATTGGTGATTCAAGCGACTCAAAATGGCCCCATTGATACTTCTCAGGTTACTTTACCCTTAGAGCAGGTCCAGCCGATACAACTATCGTTAGAATCCACTCAACTTTATTTACCTAGTGATGCGAACCTATGGCTCAAATCTCAAACTCTGCGCATACCTTATACCAATGTTCGTCATGAACAGTTTACCATTGAGGACAATTCGTTTGTAGCCGCTTCGCCTCCCTATAACGCAGTTGTCCAACTACCGTTTACTGTTGATATGATTGGTTCTGTAAGTCGTATGCTTGTAGGCCTCCGGTCGTACGCTTCCACTCTCGCCGGTCAGCGTCTGGTTCTAACAGCATACGATAATTCACCTTTCGTCTCCTCATTACGTTTAAACATCTCAAATATTGACCGAATTAAACAATGGGAAATAGCTGTGTTTCGTGAAGTGACCTCCTACTGGAAAAATATTCGTATGGCCTTGGATTACTCATATCCTTTGCCTCAAGATGTATATAATATAACTTTTGGTGGCTTTGATACAACGAATCCATCAGGAACCCTACAATTTACTCGCGCAGTTTTGCCTGTTCTCTACCCAATATTAGCGCCGATTCCAATGGATCCTCGTAATAAGAGTCGTAAAACATATTTATTGACGTACGGAGAAGCGTGGAATGTCTTTGAAATATCTGGCGGTAAGGGAAAAATGATGTTTGATGATACTTAAGGCTAGTTTAAAAAAATTGAAACTGTTGTTTGGATTCCTGAGATTTCTAACAAAATGACCAAGCGCCCTGTTTCTTCCTTCGCTGTAAAAGTTCCTTCCGTTGTCAAGAGTGAACGTCAAATCGCCATTGATAAACTCTTGGAG